ATCAGGAAATCTAAAAACCTACAAGGAGTAAAATATTAGTTAACAATAAATATAATTTATCTATTTATTTTTATTTTATTTATTTTTATTTTATTTATTTTTATTTTATTTATTTTTATTTTATTTATTTGCTTCTTCAATCTTCACTTCTGGTTCTAATGGCTTAGGCTTAGCCTGTCGTTGTTGTCTTGTAATGTCCATAGAAATGCCTCCTTCCATTTCAAGGCTGGGTGCAATTCCATAACCATATTTGACTAGCTCCCTTTTTGCTTGCACAGATACTTTCTCAGTATCTTCTTTTTTTGTTTTCTTAAATCCTTCATTTTGTCTGGGTTTTTCTTTGTATCCTCTGTCATCAGGTCTTCTTCTATTATCTCTTGGGTCGACGCAAACCTTAGCCTGTTGTTTTGGGGCATTATCTTCGTCATCCGACTCAATAATAAGCGTAACCTTCTTTTTAATAAAAGGCGGCTGCACTTGCTGCGGTTTAGGTTTTTGAACGGGCTCTCTGTAAGCGGAAATTTTCCAAAACCACGGGTCATCATAAATAATTTTAATATCCTTACCATTTAGCAGTCTTCCGCGCGCTGCATCCGCATTTTCATTCACATACCACCTTTTGAAGTGAATAAACACGCGATTAAATTTTTCTCCTTTTTCGCTAGTCTTGCCAACAATATCAATTCGTTCAATGTCCCCCAAGTCCAAGTCGTTGAATGTCTTGCGAATACGTAGCTCTGTAATGTTCGGATACACTCTGGGAATACATAAGCTTGGAATATTAGCCGACAAAGTCCTAAAATCAATAGCAGAATTAGCATTAGCAGTATTGGAATTCATTTTAATAATTTGGTTTTGATTAATCAGTTATGTTTATAAAATATATTCTTTAATTAATTTTATAAAAGTGTTTCAATTTTATTTTACTATTCGAATTTAAATAATATAGTAAAATACTTAAATTTTATATTTTTACCTTTACACTTTTTATATTTACTATGCTTTGCCGAAACGTCTATTATTTTTAGTTTTCCTCCTTTTATAAGTTTTCCTCCTTTTATGAGTTTTTCTCCTTTTACCACCTTTTCTTGCACTATATGAATATCCTAATTTTGATTTACAATATTTAAGTTCTTTTGTTCTACAAATTGAACATTCTCGGTTACGCATTTGATTTAAACATTCATTATGCATTCGATGACCATTTTCACATATTACACAATTTGGAACTTCATTTACTTTTTCATCAATATCTATAGTATTCAAACAAATAGGACATTCATAATCAGTATCTATTGGTAGTTCTTCTTTTGTTTTAACATATTGAAGTGTCATAATATATATATTTATAATTTTTTATTTTTTATTGACATAATTTGGATTTGTACAAAAATAACAATTATAAAATTGTATATTTTGTATAATTACATTATTCTATTTTTCTTATAATTTATATAAACTTCTTAACGCAGTTAAAAATTATAAATTATTTAAGCATCTAAATTAACTAAAATATATACAATATATTCATAAGATTATAGAAAAAGAATATAAATCAAAAAGCAGATTTAATATCTTCTAGTTTTTCTATGTTTTCTAGTTTTTCTATGACGTTTACTTTTTCCTCCAAATTTATTAGGTGTAATTTCAGCTAGCCATTCTTTTTTATTAGTTACAGGATTTATAGCTTGTGAAATTTTGATATTTCCTTTGGGTATTTTTCCAGCATTTTGTTGAGTCACTACTTTTTGGATTACCTCTTGTTCATCTTTTCCTTGAGAAATTTTTAATGCTCCAGACATTCCAGTGCTAGGTAAACCAAATGTCACACGTATATCCGCACCATCACTTCCTACAGCATTTCCAGACATTTTGCCTAAACTTCTAGACATATTGCTAAACATACTAATATATATATAATAAATATGTTAAATAAAAATAATAATTAATATTATCTAATAGCTATAAAACCAGATTGCAAAACACTTAAGTCATTACCAATATATTAAAGCATTATAATTTCTATTAATTGTTTTACATAGTTACACATTTAAAACACTAGTTAATCTTTCTACTTCTGATTCAATAAATGTTTTTTCGATTTCCGGACCATCTTGAGCTTTTTGTTTGTCTACAAACACATGTTCTAGGCTTTTTAGTGCTTGGTCGATAACATCCATATCGTTATATCGTAACAGTTTTGTTACAAGCAATGTTTTTGTTTTTGCAAGCGCCTTTACAATAAACATTTCAGAAATTTCTTCACGTGCTCTCACTTTGAACTTGGCTCTTTGTATTAGTTCGTATTCTGTTGGCTCTAATTCAAAATCACGCGTGCAATTTTGTGTTATTTCTTCAAATTGTTTTTTGTGCTGTAAAACTGGTTCCGGCATATTGGATTCGCTGTATTCTTCTAATGCTTCCAAAAGCACTCTGCTGTAAAAGTAGTCTTCGTTTTTCTCTAAATCATTGTACGGCATTCCAACTGGCAAAGTAGAACATTGTTGCACAAAATTACCCGTTTCCAGGTCCCTTATATTAAACTTTTCAGTTTTAAAGAAGGTTGTTCCGTAATGTTCCCAACAATCAAAGGCGTGAAGATGTGGCTTATGTTTGGGTAAAACTCTAATCATCGTGCACATATCTGTAAAGTCGTTGAGCTGTACAAATCCTGAATCTTCTAGTTCGCCTTCTTTGCAGTAGATTTGAATTGATTGTCTGAAATATTTTTCTTCTGATATTCTTTCTCTATATAAACCTCCATGACATTGTTGACGAGTCAAACCTGGACAAACAGAAATAGCATCTAAATTAATAGTTAGACCGAGGTTCATTTTGTAATTAATTCGCTTTTAATATTTAAATATCTTTGTTATAGAATAATTACATTTATTTAATTTTATAAAAAGTATTTCAATTTTATTTTACTATTCATCTTTTATACTTTTAAAAGATGAAATTTAAGTCTTCTTTATCACCTTTATAAAATACAGATTAATAAAATAAAATTGAAATACTTTTTATAAATACTATGAAAGATAGTTATTACACAAAACAATATTAAATATTAAAACAAAAGCGACCAAAATGAATACAATCAATAGAATTATTGAGTTTTACCAAACCATTGGATTTATTGAGTTTACTGGGGACATTCAGCATATTGAGGAGACTGAGAACATTGAGAACATTGAGATTGTTATGAACCCCGAAAACAATCCAAACAATGAACCAGTTGTACTTAACTTAGGTCCTCCGCCTGTTTTGCAGCACAGCAATACCCCTGTATACTTTGGAGACGATGCAGGAGAACTAATAGCAGACGGAGAATTCCAAGGTTACGATACTCCAAATGACTTTGTCATGCCAGTACCTTGTTCAAGATGCTACTGGGCTCAATGCAATGGAACCTGCGAACTAGACACTCCATTCATCCAGACAATTCGCGCAGCACGGTTGTCATTTGAAGAAGAAATGGACCTCCCGCCTCCGCCAAAGTTAACAAGAATGTGCGCATCTGTTCTTTTGCCGGATAGTGAGTGGAGAGATATAGAACTTCCGTCTTCAACACCGCCACCTCTAACAAGAGGCTATACAGATTCTCATTTGTCGGATGAGATACTGGCAAGTTTGGCAGAAGCGGAATCCAATATGCGAGATGAATATGAAGCAGCATTATTCGAACAACTACAAGCTAAAGCTAAGGAGCAAGACGGCCAAGATAAATAGATAGATAAATAGATAGATAAATAGATAGCTAGATAGATAATTAAAATTTAAAATAGAAATAGATTAGCTTTACTACATTATAAAAATTAAAGTAATTAATTATGTCATATAGGTTGTAGCCATAGGCACGTAAAATCTCAAAGAGATAATCCTTTTTTATTTTTTCTTTCTTTATTTCATTATAAAAGGTTGTTTTTATTTTATTTTTATTTAAAAAATTGAAATGCTTTATTATTTATACTTAATTAATAAATAATGTATTCTAAAATGTACTCTGATATGTATTTAAAATATAAAAATAAATATTCAATTAAACATCCGAATAGATATAAACCTAAAATCATTAGACGGGTAATTCCATTGGATGCAGATTTATCATCTATTTTAGGTAAACGTAATTATAATAATACTTTTGGTCAATCTACCTTTGAAGATAACAGATATGGGCAACATATTAACTCAACATATTTTGCAAATAAAATTGGTCATACAGTAGAATTAAAATATAATATTTAATTAAATAATTAAATAAATTAAAATAAAATTATAAAATTTAAGTGTTTAGTCTTTCCCCCTTGAAAAATACGAATAGTAAAAAAAAATTGAAATACTTTTAAATAAATAAATGAAAGATACTATTACAAACCCAAACGCTTTAAAAGTTATTAAAATGTTCTCAAACAATCGCACCAACAACAACAACAACAACAAACAAGTTAATAAGCCTTTCTGTAAGGTTTGTCAAGATGCTGGAAAGCCTGAAAGTGTGTATACTGACCACTTTGTTCGCTCTGCACCTGGTCCGGATGGTAAAGTAACTTGCCCAACTCTATTGAGTTTGCAATGCAGATACTGCTACCAACCAGGTCACACAGTGAAATTTTGCTCTGTCTTGAAGGAAAAAAACAATTACCAAGCAAGAGCACAGGAAAAAAAAAGTGTCATTCAACCTAGACCCACGCAGAAGCAGAAGGAAATCAAACCATCAAACGTATTTGCTGCGTTAGATGTCTCTGACGAGGAATCAGAGGAGGAATCAGATGAAGAGACAGAAGTAACTACTGTTATTAACGACGAATTTCCTGCATTAGGTGGAGCCAAACCCAGTGTTCAAGAAGCAACAAAGCCAATGTTCTCATATGCAAAGGCATTGACAACAGAAAAACCAAAGCCTGTAGCAAGACTAATTCCAGAAATCGTATTAAAGGGAAAATGGGCCGATTGTGTTTCCTCAGACGAAGAAGACGAAGACAAAAACAAAGAATACGAAGATAACTCGGCTTGGTAAACCGTGATTCCAGAAATATTAAATGAAAATTATTAATTAGAAAATAATTAATAATAAAATTAAAATAGAGATTATAATAAAGATTATAATAAAAATTATAATAAACATTATAATAAAAAAATAAAAAAATAAATTAATAAAAAATTAATATAACTTTATTATTAAAAATGTCTAATAACTAATGTCTAATGTTTATAGGTTTCTAAGGAGTACCGAGTTTTAAGATTTTAAAAGGTAAGACTATTTATTATATTTATTTTAAATGTTTACTAACATCTTTTATAAAAAGGGGGAGAAATCCCTCTTTTTTATTTTTTTATTTTATAGAATAATAGAAAACAAACAAATAAAAACATTTTTATTATTAATAGAATGAATATAATAATAAAAAATCCAATATTTCAAATAGGTTATGATAAAGATAATAAAAATACATATAAGATTTTTTTTAATTCGTATAATGAAGCAATAATAAAATCAATAACAAAAACAAAAATAATATTAGGAGCAACAACTACAGAAAAATATAACACACTAACTTTTAAAGCAACAAGTCTGCAAACCTTTGAAGAATACCAAAAAGACATAGAGAAAGAAACAGGAGAAAAAAAAATAAACTATGAATCAATTCTTAAAATGACTCATAATTTAGCAGCCCAATTAAATTATTTAATTATAAATAATTCCAAGACATTTTTAGGTTATTCTCCAGAAAATTTAATTGTAATAGACAAAAATAAATACATTTATTTATCTAATGAATATTTATTGGATATAGATGATGAACAAGTAATAATAACTTTTCCATTCTCTCAAAGTGATTTTTTATTGTCACCAGAATTATTAAATATTAAAGAAATTCCATCATTTATAAACTATAAAGTAACATATTTTAGCTTTGGTTATTTAATATTATATGCATTATTAGGAGACGATAATTTAATAAATAATACTGAAAAAACAATACAAGAAAAAATAAAATTTCAAATGGAAACAACAAGTATAAAAAATACGAAATTATATTGGTTATTAAAGAGATGTTTAGTTGAAGAAACAAAAAACAGGAGTATTTTATTTATTTAAAAAGTTAAACAGTTTAAAGATTAAAAAAATAGATTTAATTATCTCATAATATGTTATATGTCATTAACCGCTTTTAAAAAGAAATCAGTGATTCAATATGGTTCAAAACGCTCAGGAAAACCTCCGGGAGGTGTTTGGTTACCACAAGGTCCTTTTGGACATGCAACCAAGGCTTTAAAACAAGCAATAGATAATTATGGTCCAGTTGGGTTTTCTATTAATGGTGGGCATAGGAATGTTGGATACATTGGTAAAACATACGCTATGTCAAAATCAGGAACTCCTTATAGAGGTGCTCATCCAATCGGTTTTGGTGGCACCTATGGTAAGTATCCTTCCGCTACATTAGTTGGTGAATACTCAGGTGCAGTTCCAAATGCTCATAGTAAACAACCCGCAGTACAACCTCTTCTCAACTCAAGAGAAGTAGATACAATGGGAACACAATACATTTACGTTAAGCCATCTGTTTTATCAACTAAAGGTATGTTGGAGAAAAGATTTAAATGGATACATAATGGTCAATATCCCAACTATTGGGTCCAACCTTTATATACAGGAAATCAAGTAGCAACAAACAGTCAAGGATTATATGTACAAAATTTGGCTGCTGCAAATACATGTAATCTTAAAGTCAATAATGTGGGTACATATGAGGATTACATCAAACAATGTGGACCTAATTTATGCACTCCAGGAAGGTCAACTGCTATGTTTAAATATAATGATATGGTACGTAATGCTCCTTATACAAAAACATTATATCAACCGGTTTCATATAGTCAGTATAATTTGTATTTAACAAGAGGATGTAATAATCCTATTGGAACTCAAAAGCCGTTTCCATTTGCAGTTCAAACAGGTACAGGTCTTCAATCAGGCGGCACAAGTATAACTAGCGTTGCAAATGCGTGCAATACATCTAATATTTATTTAACACCTCCAGAATGGTATACAACAGTTTTACCATCTCAAATACCAAATACAGCATCACCACCGCAAACAAGTCCGTTAATATGTTAAATTAATTAATTATTTTTTAAATATAAAAATAATATAAATAAAATAAAATATAAAACTTTTTTTTATATTTTAATAAGAATATGGTAACTAAAGGAGCATTTGGATATATAATTGGTAAAAAAAAACGATTAATGTTAGTAAATGATGATGCAGATTTACTTTGGCAAATCTTAGTTAGAGAGATATATGTATTGATGAATCATTATAAAACAAAAGAAGAACTAAAACAATACTTTGAAAAAATAGAAGTAACAAAAAATAAACCAAAACCATCACAAATAGAAAAATGTAAATATTTTACTGATTTTGAGAGAAATGAATTAGAAGAATGGGATTGTTTATTAAGATATTGCCAATGCAGTTTTATAAATATATTAGAAGCTGGATACATTTTAAATGAAAAAAATGAAGCAAATGGTCACATACTTGTGTTAGATTTTAATAAAGGAGAAGTAAATTATTATTATCAAGATTTAGCAGGTAAAAAAACTAAAATAGATAATGCCACAATAGAAGAAATAATGACGTTTGACAATATGCCTACAAAAAATTATACAGAAATTGTATCTGAAATGAATACAAAATTTATAATTTATTTTGATAGTATTACAAAAGTACGAAATGAACTAGATAAGTTAAATAAATTATTAACAGAAACAAAGCGTCAAGGTGCTGCAAATATAGAAGAAAAGGTGAATAAATTAATATATGATATGAAAATGGAAGAGAGAAAACTACATATTAATAGAAGAGAATTTTACAATAAATTAAAATCATTAGATTTAATTGAAGAAGAACCAAATAAAACAAATGAAACAAAATAACATCAGTATTTTAAATATAACAAACTTTTATTTATTTTAAATATAAAATTAAATAATTTAAAAGTATTAAAATATACTAATAAAATGTCAAACTTTACAAATAATACCACAAACAATTATTTAATAAATAGCATGAATAATTTATTTAATATTTATGACAAGGTAATGTATTTGAAGATATTAGTAGATGGTGATAATGATTTAAAAAAATTGTACGAAAATGCATCAAATAATCATAATAATAAAATTTTAATGAATCCCTATGAAATAGATGCCGGATTTGATTTATATAATCCAGAAATTAAAACCATGAATGCAAATATCAAGAAACAAGTACATAAACTCGATTTAAATATAATCTGCTCAGCTAAAATGATAACAGATTGCAATAAAGTATTTAATACAGGTTATTATATGTATCCAAGGTCCTCACTATCAAAGACAAAACTTCGTCTGGCAAATTCTATAGGAATCATCGATTCAGGATACAGAGGTCATTTAATGGGTATGTTTGATGTTGTGCATTTATTGCACAATGAAGATTATGTTGTTAATAAATATGACAGATTGCTGCAAATATGTGCACCAGGATTAGTACCAATTATAGTAGAAGTTGTAAACACATTTGAAGAGTTAGGTGAAGAAACACAGCGAGGAAATGGTGGTTTTGGTTCAACGGGAAGATAAATTAATCCAAATAATATACCTCAAAATAAAAATAGATAAATAAGTATAAAATAATATAGTTATTTATTATGAATATATCAAAAAAAATACAATCTATAACAAGTGAAGAAAATAAAACAATATTAATAGGTTTATTAACAATACTAATAGGAATATGGCTAGTAACATATTTAATTCCGTCATTTTTTGTTTCTCTCTTCAACACAATTTTAGGAAACATAATTTTATTTGTAATAGTTATACTTGTAGGTATAAATAATTATAAATATGGATTAGGTCTTGGACTAACTTTAATAATACTAATCAGATTTATTGAATTAATTAAAGAACCAACCCAAATAGTAAAAAAAGAAGGTTTTGAATTATCACAAAAATCAATTAATGATTTTTTGCAGGTACAACATACAACAAATCCAAAAGTGGTTTTTGATATGGAAGTTATAAAACAACAATCTAATCAAGAAGAATTAGATTATTTTTTAAAGAATGGAATGTGGCCGTGGTCAGAAGAAGTAATCGATTTATATAAAGATGCAATTAATAGAAATCAATTAATAAGAACATATTCAGAGGATTCGGTAAATTATACTAGAACAATTTATAATGAAAAAGCAATATTAAAAATAATGTCAATGGAAACCAAAGAAGGTAGTTTTTTATTATCTGGAGTACAAATAAATGATGGTAAAAAAAATGAACTGGAAAGTGGATTTGGTGACTTTGGTTATAAGTCAGGATTAACAACCCATATGTATCCGGTAATAAAATGTAAAATAGATGATAATGGTAATTCTTCATTAGAAAAAACAACATATACAGGTAAAGGTGGCATTTTTGGTGAACAAACAAGTACAACAGATAAAATAGATTATAATAATTTGGAAAGTGAAATACCAGGATTTAAATTTTTAAACGGTCCTTGTGACCCATGTAAGGCAATAAATTCTAGCTCGGAATATTCATGTCCATTTAGTTTGGATATAGAAAAAGAAAAAAAAAATATAAGTCAAGTTTGGAAATATTTATGGGGAATAAAATAATTTAAATCATTTATAAGGAGTAAGTAATTTAAGGAGTAAGTAATTTAAGGAGTAAGTAATTTAAGGAGTAAGTAATTTAAGGAGTAAGTAATTTAAGGAGTAAAATTCAGAGAACTACAAGAATCGTCATTATCATCACTTAAATAAAAGTCAAATTGATTAACACCATACGTATTGTCACTAACTGAACGCATTATTTGTGTAGCAGTTGGAGTTAAATATGGCGCATTTTCAAAATTATAATTAAAATCTAATGTTGTATCATTATCATTATTGCTATCTTGTTCATCCTCATTTACTTCATAATCATCATATTTACATGTATTAGTATATCTAAATAATTTAGGAAGTGAAATATTTTTAATATTTTCAGACTGATTATCATATGATAAATCTGGTGTTTTGCAAACAGTATAGCCTCTTTGTGTTCCTTGAGAAGTTTGTCTAGCACAAATAAACATATTACCAAATTTTGTATCAAATGTTTTATGTGATATATAAATATCACTACATAAGTTTGTAATAAATCCGTCTCCACACATGTTATTATCTTGCATATATTTTTTCATTTCAACTAATAAAGTAATCATTTTTTTCTTAACACACGCAGCATTTTTTTCAATGTTATCATAATCATTTTTTAAATCTTCATCATTTTGTTTTGATTTATTAATATAATCATCATAACTATTAAAATTATCAATATGATTAATATAATTATATTGTTCAAGTTGTTCCTGTTGATATTTTTTAGCTTCATAAAGGATTTCTAATGTTCTTTGTCTAAAAATATATTTGTCAAAATGAGTTTCAATATCATTATCTTTTTTATTTATACTAAATGATAACACATTAATATTGTCAGTTCTATTTTTTTTAGATTGAATAAGAAGACGGAAATCATCTGGACAATTAGATATTATATGATAAATTTTATTTGTTTCACCAGTAATATCACCAATATAAAGTCTATCTGTCCATAAATTAGAAATATAATTATAAATAAAACCATTAGTTATAAAAATTTCAACATCATATATCATTTTATAAAGAAGACTATGTAAAATTTCTCCATAAACAAGACCCGCTTTTTCAATCTCATCAACAAAATAATAGGAACCTTTATTTCCAGTGCTAATTGTATTAAGTAGATTTGCATCGTGATTAATACCAAATCCTACAAAAATATTGTAGACAGATTTATCAACAAATCGTAAAAGATTATTTGGATTATTATCGCCCATTGTGACATCGCCGTCTGTCATAAATATATGATTAATTTGATTATTAGGATACAAACATCGTAATTCATAAATATAATCACTAGTTTTTTTAAGTGCTAATTCAATATTAGTACCACCATCAGGTTCAATATTATTAATTTTATCTAATATTTCATGTATTTTTTCTTTAATATTAACTCTTTCAACAACTTTATAAAATTTATCATCAAATGTAAATATAGTTATGTTTGCTTTAATATCAGGATTTTCTCTAAAATAAATCACCATTTTTTTTAGGGTGTGAATAATATGTTGCATTTTGCTTCTTTTGTCAGAACATAAATCATCCATAGAACCAGAATTATCAATAACAAATACAAATTCTTGCTCCACTTTAGTTGGTAAACAATAAACCGCAGTAAAGTTAAGTATTCCAAATTTGGCATCAGTAATTGGTAAATTTTCTAATTCTGTATTTTTTTCCTCAAATGTGGTGAAAGCTTGTTGAAAATAATAACATTGCGAATCATTATTAGTATTAATTGAAGTAAAACTTGACATTCTTATTTTGTATTATATTATAACTTTAAATGTTTTTCCATTTTCATTTTTATTTTTAACTAATAATTAAATTATAAAATCACTAAATCTTTTCTCAACATAATCACTTGCATCAAAATAAGAATTAAATGTTGTTTTATATTGATAAGGACTGTTTTTAATAGGTACACTAACATGAATATTTTGTCTATTAATTTTGATTTGAAAAAAATCTGTTTCATGACCAAATTTAGTATACTCAATTAAGTCCATCTCATTTTTAGTCATATGCCATCCATTTTCTTTAAATAAAGAATCTAAAAGTAAAAACCCTTTATTTTTAATTTCAACAGTGTTAATAATGGTTGACATCATATTATCGTTTGTGTTCATATGTTATATAAATATATGTAATATCTTTAAATAATTTTTAAATAAATTTATATAAATAGACGAAAAAAATACTTAAAAGATATAACAAATATACAATATAAATGAACTCTGGTGAAAATATTAGTTTTACTGAAGGTAGTAATACAAGTCAAGGACAAAAAGAAGTTAAGTTGGTAGATGTATCGGTTTCAGATGAGAATGTAGCTTTAAATCTAATAGTTTCTTTTTTGTCATTAGCTCAAAGAAGAGGATGTTTTTCTTTTGATGAATCTGCAAAGATTTGGGAATGTGTGAAAAAATTTCAAAAATCAATCTAATTGATTGCATTATTTTATATTTCATTTATCAAATATAAAATAAAAATATAAAAACAATATTAATATAATTTATATAATAAATGGAAAATATATTTACATATATTTATTTATTTTTTGAAGAATTTTTTGAGTTGATTCATCCAGATATTTATGAGGAAATAAAAAAACCCTAATTTATATTAATAATTTTGTAAACAGTTTTTATTTATTTATTTTAAAATAAACAATTATTAATTTCTCAATAATGTATACATGAACTCTATAGAAATTTTTAATAAAATATTTAATAAAAATCCAATTCTAGGAAGAGCATTGATAAGTCAGGTAAAAAATTGGCCAACAAGTCCTTCAAACTTAAAAAAGAATTGCAAAATATTTGAACAGTTAAATAAAGCAGATTTAGAAATTGATAAAGATTTAAGTAATGAATGTTATGAAATTTTATGCGTTAGTGCTTATATAAGAAAAGCATTAATACAACGTGGTTTAATGAATATACAGTATTATATTTTGCTAGATGAAGCAATGCGAACTCAGTTAGAACAAAATAACGTTGTATCTAAAGGAGGAAGAAACCAAGTAGGTGGAATAGGTTTAAGTCAGTTATTAGCCAAGATTGGTTTAGCATTTGCACTTTTAGGTAGTTCTGAAGGAATTGAATCTCCATCTGCAGTAGTAAATAGTGATTCTCCATCTGTACTAGTAAACAGTGATTCTTCAATGGTATTTTCTCCTCCAGTAGAGTTTGCAAGTACCAAAGAAGATATTCAGAAAAATAGAATGATTCTTGCGGAAAAACAAATGAATGAACTTGTCACAGACAAAAATCCATGGATATTACCAGAAACGACAATTACAATTGCAAAAGGAGTAACCGAAGGACAAATTGATTTTTTTAGAACAACAATGGAAGAATTAAATTCAAAATTAGCTAGTTCATCCAGAGATGCAACTGTAATGTGTGGACAAATTTCTAGTAGAGCATCAAATTTAAATGTTTTTTCTAATGAGGCTTTTGTTCAACAAGTATTAACTTTTCAGGATGAATTAACGGCAGAAAGCAAACAAAAAAGAACATCCGATATTATTCAAGATAAATCATCATTTGTTACTCGAGGTGCATTGGCAGTTGCAACTAAAGCAGCTTATGGAATGCTTACAGGTACCAGCTCACCTGAAATAACATTAGATAATAATGCTATAATGAAACAAGCGTATGATAAAGCAGTTGCCCAAATAAATGAGGGTAGAACTGGACAGGTTGAATCTTTAACGTATTCACAAGGATATAAAGAACTGTGTAAAGCAACTCCACGACCCAGATTTGAAGTTTCTGTGGATGAAAGTCCAGGAGGTGCCAAAAATTTAGTAGTAAAAACAAGTTTTGGAAATATGAATACTGGACAATTATTATTAATTCATATAGAAACAATAGGGAGAATTAAAATAATGTTAAAAGACCCAGAATTAAAAGAACAAAATAAAAAAGTTTTAGAATCTTTGTCGGAAAGAACAGAAATGGAAATTTCTTTAATTGAGTCAAGTACGTTATTTGCTCCATTAGATGGAACTGTTCCAATGCCTGGTGCTAGTCTGTTTACGGGATTTATTGCTGATTCAACTGTTGCTACTAGTAATTTTGAAGAAATTGTAAAACAAATAGCAACTGCTCTTCCTTTATCTGGAGCAAATGCTGATGCTTTATTAGATATACAACGTTCGGCGTTTGAAATAAGACAAAACTCCAGAAATCAAGCTGCTGCAGAATGGAAAACTTATTTGAGTGATGCAACAAAAGTAGGCACATCCATTTTAACAGATGCTGTTGGAAATGTTGCAATTGGGACAGCAGAAGCAGCAAATATAGTGCTAGATAGTGCAAGTGGACTAGCACAAAATGTGCTTACTAGTAGTGGCGATGTTGTTGGTACTGCAGTTGATGAAGCTAGTAAGGTTGTTAATATAGGAGTTGATGAAATTGGAGTTCTTGCTAATAAAGGAATGGATATAGCTGGAGATGTTGTTGAAAAAACGAGCGAAACCGCGGCAAATTTAATTTATACATTATTACCAGCAGCAATAGCATTATTAGGAGTAGGTGGTGCAGCAGCATGGATTGTGATATGGTTTAAAAAAAACATGTTTAGTTTTGGAAATGGAACTGCACAACAACAACAACAACAGCTTCAACAATTGCAGGAACAATTACGTGGACAACAAGAACTACAGCAACAACTTCAACAAATAATAATGCAGCAACAGCAACAACAAGTCACAACAGCACCACAAATTGCTAATGCGCCAGCCGCAGCAGTTGCACGAAATAATGGTTCTCAATACGGACCACATGGTGAACAAAATTATCGTAGATTTCAAAATCAAGAAGAAGAAGGAGAAGAATATAATCCTAATCAAAGATACGGAGGAAAAAGAAAAAGAAGAACAAAAACACGAAAAAATAAAAAAAATAAAACCCGTAAGATGAAGGGTGGAAAAAGACGACAAACTAAACATAGAAAAAATCGTCAAACTAAGAAACGTTAAATATAAAAAGTATTTTAATTTTATAAATTATATAAAATTAAATATTTTCGCTCGCAGCAGGAGTCGAACCTGCATAAGTCCAATTACGGTACTACCGCTTAGAAGGCGGAGCCGGTATGCGGGCAGATGGTGAATTTTAAGAATCATCTAGGTAAGTTGTGCTGTGGAGTCTGGACCT